AGTCTATTGATGACATGCCATGTATAGTTGAATACGATTGTAATTTTTAATTAATGAAGACTTTAGATATATTTGTTGTTGAGCTTGAGAAACAGTTTAACGACACTATGACAACAGACTCTGGCTTAGAGATTTACCTCGACTCAAAGTTTAATGAGTTTGAACACAGGGTAACCGAAGGCCCTGTAATTTGCTCTCCTATAAAACACAAAACAGGCGTTAAAAAAGGCGACACCTTATACTTCCATCATTTAGTTGTAATTAATGAAGGTCAAGTTTTAACAGGGAATAAAGATCATTACTTAGTGAGGTATGACCCCGAACACACGATTAACAACCAGGCCATAGCCTATAAGAGCAAAAAAACAGGTAAAGTATCACCTCTTATGGGATGGGCGTTGCTTGAGTTTACTGAACAGAAAGAACTAGAAACAAAGTCTGATTTAATAGAAGTTGTTAGTCAAGAAGAAATTTTACCGACTAAAGGTTGCGTTGCTTTTGATAGCCCCTGGTTAAAAGAACTAGGTATTAAAAAAAATGACATAGTGGGATTTAAACAAAATCGAGACTATAGGATAAAAATAGAGGGTAAAGAGTATTACCGCACCCGTGCAGAAGACCTTATGTATGTCGAAATCTAAATTCACAACTATAGGGGCATCCAGAAGGCTTATGTCTAGTATGGAAATAGCTATAGACAACATGATTGAAGAGATTAAAAAACCTGTTGATCCAGAGATCAACGGTAGTGCTAGAAAAGCAGAACTTCAGTCAATTAAACAAACGGCTACAGACTGCAAAGAGCTTATTATAGAAAGACAGAGATTAGAGCAAATGGTAAAGGACTTAAAGACAAGCGGAGAGATAGGTAGCTCAAAAGATTACTCTGGTGGTTTTGCTGAAAGGTTTTCAAAATAAAAATAATGAGAGACCCTGAGTACTTTAGATGGCAAAAAATATTTAAAAGATATGGGCTAACTAAAGAAGACTATGGGGAGAAAGTAAAAAAACAAAACAACAAGTGTTCTATATGTAAAGAAGAGCTCATAAGCCCCAAAGTAGATCATTGTCATAAAACTGGGAGGGTAAGAGACCTACTTTGCCACACATGTAATGTTCATTTAGGTCACGTTGAAAAAGGGTTTAAATCGTGGGTCAAGGCAGTGATGTATGTTGTAAGGCACAAAGTGAAACATTTTTTCATTTAGAAAATATGGTTAACTTTAAAGCATGAAAAACACTCTGTTTATTTTATTGCTTCTGCCATTATCTATTTTATCCCAATGCAATCAACATGTTTTTAGCTCTGTAGGGGCTGAAAAATGGACAAACTTTCAATACCAAGACTGTAATGGTGAAGCTCATTACTTTGGATTACCTTCAGGAGGGTACACTATAATTTACTGCGCAGAGATAGGAACTACTTTTGTTTTAAATGGAGACGGATTTGTCTACCCATTATCTACAGAACACCCTAATTACGCTTCATGCATTCAACAGGAAGGGTGCCCTGGAGACCTGGATAATAATGGAATGGTAGATGTTCAAGATTTATTGTTGTTTTTAGAAAACTACGGTGTATGCGAAAACTAATATATCTATTAGCTTTATGGGTCCCAACGCTATCTGCGCAATGCGACGTAGCTATAAGTAGCTGGGATGCCGCATCAGGTGATATTGTTATTGAAGCTATTAATAGTGAAAATTGCGGGTGCAATGAGTTTACATTTGAAGGAACTACTTGCGAGAATAGTTCTAGTGCTCATGTAACTAACAATGCAACTGTTAGTCATCTTGTTTTAGGATTACATGTAGAAGGATTAGACTACAATTGGTTAGATTGTTTAACTGGAGTTAACCATCCAGGTTGGACATTTAAAGTTTTTACTCTTTACGGGAATCAGATACTAGAGAGTGGGGATACTTGGAGTGCTAATGTTTATGATACAGGGGCAAGTACAAACGATTGCTGGGCAGAACTATTAGCTAACGATACGCTATGTACCGAGTTAGTTGTATGGCAAATTAATTTATCTCGCACAGCTTTCATAGCTGAAGGAGGTTGGGCGTTAAATCCAGGGTTTAACCAAACGCAGAACTACCCTGACGTAGATCTTACAAATAACTTCGCAATAAACTGCGCTCCTCCTGCGTGTGACACCGTGTACGTAGATGTAGAAGTTATTGAATATCTTACTGACACTATAATAGAATATGTAGATGTTGAGTGGGTAACAACGGATACTTTATATTTTACGGAAGTGGACACATTAATAGAGTATGTCCAATTACCTACTGATACTGTATATGAATATATTTACTTAACCGATACTATGTATGTTGAAACGGTTGTATACGAATACATCTATATTTACAATACAGACACTATAGCTGAGTTTGTATCGGAGTCCATATATATTGATTGCGATACTGGAGAGCAGTGCAATCAAATGTTCCCGTGTGACGAAGTGTCTATTTTTGCACCTAACGCTGTTACCCCAAATGGAGACGGGGTAAATGATACGTGGATGGTTCTTGCAGACGGAGCCTGTTGGGATCAGTGGGAAGTTCGTATTTACAATCGATGGGGAAGCCTTGTATGGATTAGCGTGTTATCTACGGACGAATGGGACGCTGATGTTGCTACTGGAGTTTATGTATATACTATAACTGCTCACAGTTCTGTCAATGTTAACGTTTTTGAATTTAACGGAACTATAACCGTATTGTATTAAATTATATCTACAATGAAAGCAAAAAAAGAAAGAAACTACAAAGACGAATACAAGAAGTTTCAGTCTGGGGGGCTAGCCAAAAAATATCGCGCTGCATTAAATAAATTTAATAGAGAGAGCGAAAAAAAAGGAAAAACAAAAAAAGGGGACGGTCTAGATGCTTATCATTGTGGAGGTACTATAAAGGGGTTTATGAAGGCCTCTAAAAACAGAGCAAACAATAGACCTAAAAAAACAAATAGTAATTAAATTTAAATAAAATGGCTGAATATAAATGTAAGTGCAACGATGAGGTTGTAGATAAGTCTGGTATAACAATAAAATACATAGAAGGTGTAGGTGTAATACATGACATAAAGTGCGATTGTGGAGAGTATATGGAGCTGGCTAATCCTAAGTCAGGAGCCCCTGGTTTTAGATCTAATAGATTTGGACAAACATTTGTTTTAGCTTTAGCAGCCTCTATGTTATTTATGAGTTGTTCTCATCAAAACCATTACCGATATAAGCAATCTAGAAAATACAATCAATGTTGGTGTTTAGATCCTTGGAATGGTGGTGCCGAATGGTGCTGTCAAGGACCTGCTCCAAAATACATGGCCCCATATAAGCATTCCAAAGGTTACATTAAAGCAAAGTTTTAATGAGTGTTTTCCTGAACTCAGAAGAGTACGATGAAAAAGTTATTAAGATATGCCCCAAAGATTCAGAGGGTGAGATTATTGAGCTCGGTGGGTTACTCATTTGCCTTCCGAAAAGGCCCTCGAAAAAACAAATTCTTGGACATAACGAACCAGAGTCTTTGCAAATGTGGAGAAGGATACTTATGCCGAAGGAGTTGTCTCGTATTCGTTCTATGGATGAGTGGGCCGAGACGCCAAGAGAGTTCAGAGAAAAGTTTCGTCCATATATCGAGGAAGAGTTTAGGCGTAGGTCTGAAGGCGTTTGGTTTTATAACAACGGTGCACCTACATATATTACGGGGAAGCACTACATGATGTTGCAATGGACCAAGATGGATATTGGTTACCCTTACTTTTTAAATTTTCAACGTGAAATATTTTTACACATGGCTGCTTGCGAGGCTGATCCTCGTTGTATTGGTCAGCTTTATACTAAGTGCCGTCGTTCTGGGTATACCAATATATGCTCTGCTGTACTTGTGGATGAAGCTACACAGGTTAAAGACAAGCTTATGGGGATACAATCGAAAACGGGTAAAGACGCTCAGGAAAACATCTTCATGAAGAAGGTTGTTTTTATGTTCAGAAACTACCCTTTCTTCTTTAAACCCATTCAAGACGGAACAACTAACCCTCGTATGGAATTAGCTTTTAGAGAGCCTTCTAAACGAATTACAAAAAATAACAAAACCTCTCAAATGGGGGAGGCTCTTAACACGGTTATAAACTGGAAGAACACAACTAACAACGCTTATGACGGGGAAAAACTACATATTTTATATTTAGATGAAGCGGGGAAGTGGGAGAAACCAACAGATATACGAGATGCGTGGAGGATTCAAAGAACATGTCTAATTGTAGGTAAGAAAATTGTTGGGAAGGCGCTTGTGGGAAGCACAGTTAACCCTATGTCTAAGGGAGGGAAAGAATACAAAGATCTATGGGCTGGATCTGACCCATTATTAAGGAACGCTAACGGAAGAACAAGAACAGGTCTGTATAGATTATTTATCCCTGCGTCTGAGTCCCTAGAAGGCTTCTTTGACTTATATGGGCGCCCTGTTGTAGACACGCCTTTAACTCCTGTAGAGGGCATAGATAATGAGCCTATACTTATTGGAGCAAAGCAATATCTAAAGAATGAAAGAGAATCTTTAAAAGATAACGCTTCAGAGATGAATGAGGTTATACGTCAGTTTCCTCTTTCAGAAGACGAAGCCTTTAGGGATAGTATTGAGGGGAGTATTTTTAACATAGGCAAGATATACGAACAGATAGATGTTAATGAAGATCTATTTCCAAATCCAGTAGTAACGGGAGATTTTGTTTGGAAAGACGGGAAGCAAGATACTGAAGTTTTATTCTCCCCTAACCCTAGAGGTAGGTTTAAAATATCATGGATGCCTCCAGTTGACCTACGCAATAAAAAGGCACATAAGAATGGTAAGAGAGTTGCACCTAATGTAGATATGGGTTGTGGCGGGG